GCAGTATCATCAAAATAGTCTTCCTTTAAATAAGGAAATACCTTACGACTGTATTCCTCATTCAGTATCAGGTTCGATAATATCGTCTTCTCGAGCACTTTCTGCCTCCACCATGGTTAGTTTATATTTCTTTTCAACAAAAGCATTGAACTCTTTGTCAGCAACTAAGCCTTCGAAGAATTCATTATCAGATTCAATGTCTTTTGCTCTTCGTTTAGAGCCAAGAATTTCACCTGTTGATTTATCCACCACATTATACCATCCTTGCGTGGCCGTTGTCAACCACCCACCTTCGAGAGCGAGTTCAAATAGACTTGACCATTTTTGGATTCCAGAGTCATATAAGACCGTGAATGGTAGTTTTGATTTCTCTTTTACATATCTTGATTTTTCAATGTTGATAGTAAATTTAAATCCAGCAAGGTCCTTTCCATCTTTTTCCTGTGCTTTGGAAATAATGAAAATTTGGTTAGCTGAATAATAGATACCAGTACCACCTGATACAATGTTTTTAGGAAATAATCCAATTTCCTTATAAGTGTGATTGACCGCAATACAAGGAATGTCCTTGCCAGTCAATTTAGGTGTGACGATACGGAAGAGCGATTTTAATTGTTTCGCACGTGACATATCGGCAACACTTTTCTCATTTTCGGCATCCTCAACCTCTTTTCTAGAAGCAAGGTTTCCGATTGAGTCAATCATAACAAATACACGGTCACCTTTGTCAACCTCATTTAATCTTTTAGTGATGTCAAATTTTAATTGTTCAACATCTTCGATTGGAATGTGGATAACACGGTCTGTGTCAATGTTATAACTTTCCAAATATTCTGGTGTAATACCATATTCAGAATCATATAAGAGGGCAACGCCATCTTTATATTTGTTTAGGTAAGCCTTCATACAATAAAGACCTAACAAGGTTTTAAAACTCTTCGATTCACCCGCAACAACAGTCAGCCCAGGAATTAAACCACCATCAAGCGAACCACTGAATGCAATATTGACAATCGGTAGTTCGGTTTTGATTGGGTCTTTTTCTTGGAAAAATGCTGATTTGGAGAGAATGTTAGAAGATTTTACTGAACCTGCTTTGAGCATTTTATCAAGTAAACTCATTATAATTCTCCAGTTAATATTTGATGTAATTTATCTGCAAACGCATCAAGTTTTGCATAACGGTCCGGCCAATAGATATAATCTTTTTCAGGATTCGCCTTAAGGTTATTTAACAGTGGCGTGATTGCGTCATATAAAAGTTGTGCTTTTTGTGATGCCATTTCAGCTGAGGTAGATGCAGTTTCTGCAGCCTCTCTAGTTTCTTGCACCACGGTTAACTCATCTTCGGTCATAGCTGTAAAGCCAAAATCGAAGTCAAGTACGGTTTCTGGTTTTATTGACATAGTTTCTCCTTAAAGGCGGCAGAGGTGGGCCGCGCTGTACGCGGAACTTAATCGCGAGCGCTTTTGAAGCCCACTTGCCTTATATACCAAATTAGCCTCTAGCAAGCTCTTTGAAGATTGATAGATCGTCATCATCGTCATCAGTGCTGGCCGCAGGGGTATCAGCAACTGGTGCAGAAGGTTCTGGTGCAGATTGAGATAGATTACTCAAGTCAAGGTCATCAGAAGAGTCTCCTGTGTCATTATCAAAGCTTGATGTTGCAACCTGTTCGGTTGTGTCTGACGATAAATCCAGAACTCTGTAGAGTTTGGTTTTTAAATCAGTATAAGACTTGAAGTTTTTAGGTTCAAGTAGTTCCTGGAGGGAATGTTCTTCATTCCATACTCTCTCCAACTCTGCATCATCTTCAAATAAAGGTTCAGCAGGGTCAAATTCAGATTTGTCATAGTTAGGATAACCTTCGAACTGACGAATTTTCAGTCTAAAGTTTGCACCTTCCCATAAATCAAATGGATTGACAGGAGTTTCATCTTCGAATGAAGGATTCATTAAATCATTTAACTTGTCAAAGATTTTCTTACCGAATTGGTACATGAATACTTTGCCTTCGTTTTCTGGATTTGCTGAGTCTTTCACAACATAGATATTAGCAATGTACTTCAGCCTACGCTTCTGTTTTCTTGCTTGTTCCTTATCAGCCTCAATACCTGAATTCCAGAGTTTGGAATTGTACTCAGAAACAGGGTCGTCCTGTCCCAAAGTGGTTAATGAGTTTTCGATATACCAAAGTCCAGTTGGTCCTTGGAATCCATGGTCCCAAATCCTTACGAAAGGCATTTCTTCACCTTGAGGTGCAGGTAAGAAACGGATTACTGCGAATCCATTACCAGCTTTATCTCTAGTAGGTTTCCAAAATTTACCTTCGTTTGGGTCTTGGTAAGATGGTTTTGCGATTTTCTCGAGTTGAGAATTCAACTTATCGAGAGTATTTTTTCTGTTCTTCTTGAGCGAAGAAAAGTCTGTAAGTGCCATATTTAGTTCTCCTTATGTATAGCGTTATATTGCGTTATATTGCGATTAGAAGAAGTATTCGCGAACAATGTTCTTGAACCTCTTTTCATCATATGCTAGAAAAGGTTTATATTTTCTAACAAGTCTTATTATATCACAAGCTACAATTTTGTCAACCACTTTTTCGTTCCAATACGAAAAAATATTTGCAGAATGTGCCATGATGGTCAATGTTTCCAAACTGATTTGCTTTTGCAAATACTTTTGCATAATATAAGGATGTTGCCCATCGTGTGATATAAAATTTTGTTGGTAATCCTCATTGAGTTTTCCCAACTCACTTTTGAAATTGTAGCCTAAGGCTTCAATTTTCTTCTTCCATAATATATATCTTTCTTCCGACTCCTCGTCCAAAATTTCTCGGACCCAGATGTCAGGCTTCTTGAGTATATTAGCAAGAATTAAGTTCTCGTAATCTTCTCTTTTTGCAAGTTTAGCGAAACTGTAAGCATCATTTCTTGAAATGAAAGTATCAAAGTTTGCTCTTACCTTTCCGTTATACTTGAAATAATCGTAGTTATCTGTAGTAAAATGTCTTTTTATTGCGTTAAATTTAATATACGCTTCGAATGATTTATCACTTACAATGGTCTGTGATATCTGGCTCATCGTCTTTTTCTACCATTCGTAAACCAACTGCTTCAGTTTTAATCTTCTCTTTTAGTATAGAAGATTTCTTTACAATCTGTGCAATGGTTTCAATTTCAATTTCGTTCTGTTCAGCAAAGTGAACTAAAGCATCAATATAGGGAACGCCCTTGGATATATGTTTGCTTATCTCATGATGTATTTTATCTGGTGTTAATGCTACTACAGACATTTCGGATTCTTCCCCTTTTTGTTTTTGCATTGTATTTGGTTCTATTATATCCTACTTTGCCACTTTTGTCAACCGTTTTCTTAAAAAAGTTGCCAGTATTGGCCGTGTATAATGTTTGTTATTATAACACGATTAAAAGAAAAAGTCAACACCTTTTTTTCAGCTGATAATAAGCCGAACCAACAAGTTTCCTCATTGGTCCGACCATTATACTACATTATGTCTGAATTGTCAACCTATTTATGCGAGTAATTATACTTCTTCAAAGAGTACATCTTCAACATATTGGTTCTTACGCTCTTCAGATATCCCCATTGCAAGGATTGATGAATGAAGCATTCTATTCATTTTCTGATTACGACAATATTTGTTTTGAGCATCTCTTGTATTCAGCCCACCTACTTTTTGATGAGCTGGGTTATCCATCTCCATACAATAAAAAGAGGCAAGATTAAAGGCCATCTGACAAAGTTGGTCTGTCTCCTCTCCTTCTCGTATTGAACCAGCACCTACAATATTAGGACTGAAAATTTCTTGAGCCCAATCTGGCATTTCTCTTGCTCTTGTCCAAGTCAAGCCAGATGTTTCTAATTTAAACTTATCTAAGAAAGGATGGTATCTTTCAGATGTAGGTGAATAGTCACAAAAGCAACCTGAGATCTTTTTAGGATTCGCTACTATATCCAAACCAAAGATAGGAAGGTCAACATCAAATTGTGGAAAAATATTAATGTGCATGAGCCAGAGTTTATTCTTTCCAACTGGCTCTATTGTTTTGAGGTGTGCTTTCCGAATTGTATCACTTCTCCAGAATGCATCTTTCCAGCCCTCTAAATCTGCTGTGTGTTTAGTATTGTCATACCGTGTCATACTTTTATCAAACAACGAAACAAGCGCGCTTGACAATGCTCTCAGTCTATCAAATAATTCACTTTCCATTATTCGTAGTCTTCTAGATATCCATTTGCTTGAGCAAGCAATGCAGCTTCCGGTAAATATTCTTCTGGATTTTCTTGGTATCGT